TTATGATGTTTTTGCCTGTGTCACCTGTTCAAACAGATCAACAGAGCGTTCAACCATCTTTTCAGTATCATGCACATAGGTCTGCAAGGTGGTTTCAATGTTGGTGTGTCCTAACCGGGTCTGTACGTCCTTCACATCCGCACCGTTTTCAATCAGTAGTGTGGCGTGGGTGTGCCGTAATGAATGGTAATCAAAGGCAAGCAGCAGTTCTTTATGGATGACCCTTGAACAGAATTTGAAGGAATCCGTTGAAGTATATTGACCGTTTTCTGCAATGCAGACCATGCGAACCCGTGGCAAAGGCGAATTGATACACTTCTGAATTGGAACTATGCGCTTCATATCATTGCCTTTTTCATCCTTTTCAACCTTGATGACATGGATGGTGTAATATTCACCGTACTTCATTTCATTCTTTGCCTGTCTGACCTTTTCAGCCTTCAACGCCCGGTACAGGGTTTCACCAAACTTCACAGTTCTGTTTGATGTGACAGTTTTGGTTGTGCCAAAGTACCATGATGACCGCTGTTCTTTTTTCCCCTTCTGTTCAACAACCTTTCTGACATCTGCCCCAAAGTTACGCTTTACAATCTGCTTGTTGACGCTGATGGTGCGGTTATCAAGGTCTATATCATCCCAAGTCAGGGCAAAGGTTTCAGAGATACGCAAACCAGTATAAAAACCGATCATAAGCGGAATATGAAAGCGGGAATCAGGCGGGAAACGGTCAATGATCTGCTGCCATTCGTCCAAGGTTAAAATGATGCGTTCCCTTGGTGCTTTTTCAACCTTGGGAAATTTGACATACTGCATAGGGTTTGAAGTGATATAGTGCATTGGTTCAACAGCATAGTTTAGTGCTGCACTGAATACGGACAAAATGCCGATCATGTGACTTTTAGAATTGCCGTTCATTTTCAGTTCAACAGCATATTCCTGTAATATTGCCGGGGTGATTGCTTTCAAGCGGTACACGCCAAACTTGGGAATCAAATGCCCCTGAATGATTCGCAAATAACCGACTTGTGTATTATATTTCAGGTTGGTCTTGCAGTACAGGTCAAACCACTGGTTCAGGTAGTCAGCAACCGTGATTTCAGTAGGTTCAAAGACTGCCCCGGCATTGTTGTATTCATGCAAAGCCTTGGCAAGTGCTGCTTCTGCTTCTTTCTTGGTGCGGAATCCTTTCTTTTCTTTCCTTTTGCGTTTTCCGTCAACTTTTCCAAGGTCAAAATAGTATGACCATGTTGCACCCCTTTTTCTTACTGAACCTTTCATAATATCATCCTTTCTGTAATTGAATTTATAGGTAATGGATGATATAATTGTGGTGCATAGCCTATATCATCCTATTCCTTGGTTGGTGTTTGGTTATCCCGACCCCTGAACCGCTGCAACGGTGTATGGGGTCAATTTTTACAGTTCTTTCAACATTGTGTTAGTATCTTGTAAATAGCGGATTGCTGCATCAATCATCAGATCAATATTAACTGTATCTTCTTCATATGCGATTGCCTTAGACGCTGCTGTTAAAATACTCAATGCAGTCTGATTGTTAAGATCAATCTCATTAAGGTTAATAGTATTTTCTTTCATAGTTTCTAACCGTCCTTTCTTGAATTATCCCATGAGTGGAATTTGCTGCTTTAACTGTTCCATTGCTTGTGTTCTGCATTGAAGCATTTCATCATATGAAGAACAGAAAATATAAACCGTCCACCCATTAAAGCCGTACATTACTCCACATTTTATAGTAATATAAGGTTTTTCCTTCCTGTCAGGATCAATAGAAAACTCCCACCGGGTATGTGCTTCATCCGGGTGAATGATGTTATATCTATGATCTTCTATATTGATTACTTTTCCCATGAATATCACTCATCCTTTCAGAATATATTTTTTGTACTGTTCCATAACAGAATCAGAAACACCGCTTTTATAAATTTTTCGAATGTCACTGATGGTTTCATCTTTCAGCAGTTTCAACCTGTCAATCAGGTCTGTTCTACTGTTGGCAAAACTGCAACATTTACCACTTGCGTATTCAATTCTATAACGCATATAGTTCCCATCCTTTCATGTGTTTGATTATCCCTATTCCTTGACCTTCAAGGTGCTGCAACACCTGTGACAGAAGGTTATTGTTTTTGTAATTGAGAAATCTTAAATTTTATAAATTCTCTGATTTCTTCATCAAGTTTTTGCAACTGTTCAGCCGTGTAATCTTCACAATGAAAATCAAAGTTATGTTCTAACCATGTTAGAATTTCAACTTGATTCCGAAGATCTGAAAGCCTTTCTTCACCCAGTTCACCATCTATTTTTTCAAAGATGGTTTTATATGGGGTATCACCTACAATCCAACCTTCAAGAACACCAAAGTAGTTTGCAATAAGTGAAAGATTGTGTTTTTCAGGAACACGTTTCCCGGTTTCATATTGCTTGACTGTACTTAAACCAATTTTTGCACCGTCAGCAAGTTCTTTTTGGGTGATGCCTTTTTCTTTTCTTAGTGTTTTGATACGTTCGGCAATAACAGATGCGTTATACATCCGCTTGGTCAATCATTTGCCCCCTTTCATTGGAATTTGAACAAAGTGCTGTGTCATCTCGTGCGGTTGATTCTTCCACTTAACGGTTTCTTGGTTTAGGGGTAAAGTGCTGATCGGTTCAGCCTGTTCAGTTTTCTTCAAATAGTGCGGTACACTGTGCTTTCTTGCCCTACCGTTCCTGTTTTCTTCAACTACTTTGACGGGTCATGTTTATTCTTCACACGCTCTATCTGCTATCCGGCAGCCTGACCACCATGTCACTTGCGTGTAGCCCTATCGCTTCACCCGTGTCCTTCCTACTTGCTTTGTTCATAAATTGGTACTTTTGAGTACCTTGAAAGTATTCATGTGAATACCTTATAATTGCATTATAGTGGTGGTGGTGGTGAAAGTCAACACTAAATTTTATAAATTGAAAGGAATGAATGATATGAGAAACAAAGAAATTCGTAATGCAATGAAACAGAAGGGAATCACACAGTGGAAACTTGGTGAATTGCTTGGTGTGAGTGAAAACACTGTCAATAGAAAATTGAGGAAAGAATTACCGGAAGAAGAAAAGCAAAAGATTCTTGAGGTTATCAACTCTTGCGGAAAGTAAGGGGTGATAGATGATTATGAGCAAATTATATAAAGGGTTCATAGAAACCAAGGGCAAGGCAAGCATTGAAAAATTGAAAAACAGAACCACATGGAAAACCTATGATGAAGTGAAGAACCTGAACGGGTTCGGCGGGGTTTTGGCTGATGACACTATCCTTATCGACATTGATGATTCTGACCAATCTGAAATTCTGATGAACATTGTGGAAGAACTGCAACTTGACTGTAAAGTCCTTTGTACCAGTAGGGGAAAACACTTTCTTTTCAAGAATCATACTATTGCAAGGAACAGGACACACGTTCAGTTGGCGGTTGGTCTTACTGCTGATATAAAAGTCGGCAGTAAGTTATCCTATGAGGTTATCAAGATTGACGGTGAAGAAAGGTTTTGTGAATGGGACATTGAAGAAGGTGGAAAGTATCAGGAAGTTCCCAAGTGGTTGTTCCCGGTCAAGGCAACCGCAGACTTTGTTGATATGGATGCCGGGGACGGAAGGAATCAGGCACTTTTCAATTACATCCTGACCCTGACTGCAAATGATTTCACGGTTGAAGAAACCCGTGAGTGCATCCGCATCCTGAACAAGTTTGTTCTGAAACAACCGCTGTCAGATGATGAACTGGAAGTGATCTTGCGTGATGATGCTTTTCAGAAACCTGTTTTTTTCCTTGGCAGTACATTCCTGTTTGACAAGTTTGCCAACTACATGATTAACAACCATCATATAGTGAAGATCAACGGACAGTTGCACATATACAAAGACGGGATATATTGCAGTGATATGAATGTGATTGCCGGGGTAATGCGTTCATACATTCCCAACATCAAGAAAAGTCAAAAGACAGAAGTTATTGATTATATGTATGACATGACAGAAGAAAAAGAACAGTCAGATGCAAACCTGATTGCTTTCAACAACGGTGTATATGACCTTGTGACCGGGGAACTGAAACCATTCAGCACGGACATTGTTATTACCAATAAGATTCCTTGGGACTACAAGCCGGATGCCTATTCTGAACTGGCAGACAGTACACTGAACAAGTTAGCGTGTGGTGATACAGCAATCAGGGCGTTGTTGGAAGAATGTATTGGTTACTGCTTTTACAGAGCAAACACCTTCAACAAGGCGTTCATCCTGACAGGTGACAAGTCAAACGGTAAAAGTACATTTCTGAAAGTCCTGACGGTGCTGCTTGGTGAACATAATGTTGCATCATTGGATTTGAAGAACTTGGGGGACAGATTCAGCAAGGCATCACTGTTTGGAAAATTGGCAAATATTGGTGATGATATATCTGATGAATTTGTCCCGGATGCATCCCTTTTCAAGAAGATCACTGACGGGGGAAGGATTCAGGTTGAAAAGAAAAGTCAAGACCCGTTTGAGTTCAACCCTTATGTGAAACTAATTTTTTCTGCTAACAATATGCCAAGAATCAAGGACAAGACCGGGGCGGTACTTAGGCGTTTGGTTATTATTCCATTCAATGCACGGTTCAGTGAATCAGATGCAGATTACAACCCTAACATAAAAAGTGATCTGACACAATCTGCATCAGTTGAATATCTTATCAGGCTTGGTGTGGAAGGACTAAAAAGGGTAGTAAAAAATAATCATTTTACTGAATCAAAGAAGGTACAGAAGGAAATTGAAGAATATGAAGATTTCAATAATCCTGTAAAGGGATTTTTCCGGGAATGCAATGAACAGGATGGTGCTGATTATATTTTCAGGGAAACAGCAACGGCAATTTATAAAAGGTATCAGGTGTATTGTGCAGAAAACAATTTTCAGCCGGAAAGCAATACAGTATTTGGAAGAACCCTGAAAAGCCTGTTTGGTGTTGAAAGTAAACAGAAGAAGATCAGCGGTAAAAACGTAAGAATGTATGTGAAAGTAGCAGAAGGTAGCGAATAGTAACAAATAAGGTAGCAACAAAAAGCCGTATAAAATAAAGAGGTAGCAAATGGTAGCAAATACTTCAAACTTCTTTATTATTTTAATATTTTTTAATCAGTTATAGATAGTAAAAAAGAAAAAATAAATAAAATAAGAATTATTTGCTACTCTGCTACCTTTTGCTACCAGTGAACAGAAAGGATTGAAGGAAGATGACAGGTGAACAGTTTATTGAAAAAGTTAGAGAAATCAAGGAAATATCAAGTGTTGAATGGGATGTAAAAGGTGATTATCTTAATGCTGATGAAGTCCGGGTGAAGGTGGTAGCAGATAATGGTGAATATAATTTGCTGCTTGGAAGTCCGGCACTGCATGACAAGGTTGAAACATTGTTACAAGATTCTTGGGTGGAACGTGTTAGTTTCATTCTGTTGGTGAATAAACTGATGGAATTACAGGGAAGAAGTGAAAGATTTGATGTGAATTGTGATCTGAATATCACGGATGTTGTCAAGTTTGCTATCAGATGCACCCGGAAGTAACTGCATTATAAAATGGCGGTTTTTAAATACCAAAATGCAAGAAATGGCATTAAAACAAAGGCTTTTTATATACGGTTTTGCCGTGAAAAAGTCCCTGAAACATAGGAAAATAAAGGGATTCTGTTATATACACCCCCTATGTTTGGGAAGAAAGAAGGTAAAAGATACATGAAAAAAGTAGATAGATTGATAATTAAAGCAAAGAAAAAATGTGGATATGAACGCCTTGCAGTTGCTTTTATTTATCCATCAGAAGAAGAACCGGGTAAATGGGTTGCAAGGGGTGATATTTGGAACGGAAAAAAGGGCAGCGGTATAACACAGGCAATATGTAGCACTTGTGAATCTGTTGATGATGCTATGAAAGCATTGGAAGAACTTGCTGAAAAATACCCGAATGATAAAGACCTACGAATATTTATTGATGATCTGAAAGAATAGGCGGTGATGTTGTGAAAAAACTTGATAGATTGGTAAAGGCTGCAATGGTTCAGGCTGATACAAAAGCACAGATTAGGAAAAAGGAAGTATTTGAAAGGATGACTACTGAACAGTTGAGTGAACTTGTGAACGGCAATCCATCTGATGAACGCATTAAAGAAATATTAGCAGCGGTTGATGGTTTATGGTTACTGAAAGAAGGTGAATAGAATGGCAAAAAGAAATTTGAAACTTGATACCCCGGACAATATCAGAAAAGCACTGGCAAAGGTTGCCAATATGACCTATAAAGGGGAAATTGATACCAAGACCGCTAACAGTATCACGGCAACGTGCAATGTGATTTTAAGCGGTATCAGGGTAGACGATCAGGAAAAGAAGATTGCAGAATTAGAACGTATTTTGAATGAAGATGATTGATGCGTTGGTGGCATCAGGGTGGCAAATGCTTGTTTTTAGGTGCTGCCGGATGACAAGAAACATAGGAAAATAGCGGTTTTGAATGGTTGGGGTTTCCCAATGGTTACATTGTGGAAATCCTGACAGGAAGGACAAGGTGAATGAATAGAAATACAAGAAATTTGCAGATTCTACGGGACAAGATAGGCATTGAACAGTTTAGGGTTATTGCTGAACTTCTGAACCAAGAACACCTGACCTTTGGTGACTATACCCGGGGCGGGTTTATTTCCAAGGAAGAACAGCGTGAAGCAATTATGAAAGACTTTTATCATGGGTATTCTTGGGATGAGTTAGAACGTAAATATGGATTAACACCAAGTGCTTTATATAAGATTACAGAGAAAAAGACATAGAAATTATCCCAGACACAGAAACAACCGCTATATGACCGTTATATAAGGTCACAGGCGGTTGTTTTTATGTGCAGAAAGGACACAGAGAATGAACAGAGTATAGCAAAACCCCCGCATTGGACAAGATCAACACGGGGGTTTGCTTTTTTGCTTTCAGCAATAACTTTGAAATTAAGCATAAATAATATAACACATCAGGGTTTTGTTGTCTATGGAAATTTTTAATAAAAATACTAAATATGGTATCGTAATATAGAAATAGATACAATATGTGGTAGAATTAAATAAAAACGAAAATCACAGAAAGGAAGGATATAAGCAATGAATAACCTTACAGAACAGGAAAAGAAATTTGCAGATGCGTTTGTATATCTGTTTTTTCATGCCCCGGCTCTTATGCCCGGAATGAAAGAAGATGCAGCAGTCTATGCGGGGTATGATGTACCAGTTGACAGAAATGCAGCAGATAACTTTGCAAGGGCATTATCTGAAAAGGCAAACATCAAACAGTACATTGATTCAGAAATTGAAAGATTCAGGGGAATCTTGTCTGACGATCAGAGCATGAATCTTTGGAAACATATTTCAGAGTTTAAGCCGGGAGAATTAACCAATGATTTACTGGGTGGCGGTTGTATTATCAGTCATTAAAAGAAAGAGGTAAAAAAACATGGCAGAAAAATTTTATGAAACTTGTGCCAAACAGGTGGTAACGATCATACATCAGCACAGAGAAGGAACAAAGGAAATTGCTGATGCAATTCAGAAATTAAATACAGATCGTAGATATTCAGAATACGGCAGAGAAGAACTGTTGAAGAAATTAAGAGAAGAACTGAATACGATCAATCAGGAAAAGACCAATGAACTGAAAGAGGTTGTGCAGCAGTTTGTGAATACCTATCAGATCAATATAACAGATGATGAAAAGGCAGACCCACAGGAAGTTGCCAATGTATTAAAGGTCATTGAAATGTGCGGTACTGGGTTGACTGCTGAAGTGTTGCGTACTGCATTAGAACCAATCAAGGGGTCACGTTCAACTTTGAAAATGATTGAAACCATGTTCAGAAGTAAAAATGACCGTGCCCTTGCATTAGAAGCATCATATAATCCTGAATGCATTGACCTGTTGGATGATTATATTGGTCGGACGGGTGCAATTATTGGCTATGAAGATACTTTTGCAGAAGTAAAAAGTGCGTTAAATGTTCCGCTACTTGTTAGTGCCGGACTGCATGGAGAGCCTGACTATAATGGTTCAGTTATCAACAGATTATCAGACACAACGCCATATATTACACTTTGCCTTAGTGACAGCATGATGAAGGTTGGAAAATTATATGAACAGGTGTCTTTGGAATATCCGGGATTTTTCAAATAATCAAAGACTTCAAGGGTGCGGTGTAATGCTGCACCCTTATTTGTCAGGAAGGTGGGAAAAAGGGAGTGACGAAAAAAGAAAAACACATGATTGCGAAAAACTATTTGCAGCGTGGGCGTGATATACAAAGGCAGATCACACAGCTGTATGAAACCCGGTCAAATTTTATAGACAGGGCAACTTCAACAACTATGGCAATATCACCCGTTAAAGTTCAGACTTCACGTTCCGGGCAAATGTTGGAAAATGCAATCATTGGAATGGTTGACACAGAGGAAAAAATCAGAAATAAGATTGAAGAATTACAAGTGCAGCAATGGAATCTGCAAAAAGAAATTCAACGGGTGCATGATCTGCCATATAAACAAATGCTTTATAAGATATTTATTGAACGGAAGTCCTATGATGTGGCACGAAAAGAAGTCAATTTGAAACCGTTCAAGGGTCAGTATAACCGCAAATTTCTGTTGCGGGATGCTATTGATGCATTTGCGGACTGTCACCCGGAAATATTTGATAATACAGACGATTCAGCACAGGACAACCAATAATTGCTATATGGCGGTTATATGAGGTCAGAAAGGGGCAAGAAATGATGAAAACAGTACGTCATAACAGGAAAGAACTGAAACACATAGAAAACAGTTTGAAAAGAAATTCAGTGAATAAATCCGTCAAGGTGAACAATTTTCTTTTCATGGATAATCAGGAACGGTTTGAAAATGTGTGCCTTGGGTATTCAATTCAGGCTGAACGGCTGATGAAGGTAATACAGAAGGACACTGACGGGAAGATCACAAAGGACTGGGTGACACCTGAAAGAAAGATGACCATTGAACAAAGTTCAGTCATCATGGAAACAATTCAATTTCAACTGCTGAAATTGAAACAGGCAAGCGGAAAATATCACAAGCACATCAAAAATTCTGTTTACTGTCAGCAGTTATTAAGACCATATATCAGCAAATTACAGAAGATCATTACAGAGGTTGATGCATTGGTTGGAACAGGGGGGACACAGTATGAACGGGAACATTGAAGTTGTGAATGAAAATCTTTGGTGTGTCAATCAGCATTATGTTCATGCCGGGTATATCAAAGAACTGACCCTGTTACCGGGGACATCATTGGATAAAGAAATTTATCTGACTAATCAGGGTATTTTGGTTTTGAATACCGCTGCCCCGGCTTATAAAGTCACAAGAAATATGCTGTTGCGTGTTATGGGGCATACAGATGAACAACTGGAATATGCACGGCAGAAGATGCAGAAGGTGGAAACCCCTGATGCATATGTAAAAATGTATCTTAATGTGTTGGAGTGGGAAATAAAAAGACGGTGTGTAAAGGCTGAATATATTGCAAGCCTTCCCAAGCCTACACTTTTAGATAAAGTCAAAAATAAAGCAAAGAAATTTTTAGAAAGAAGGTGAATGAATGTCATCCATTCAAACAGGTATTGAACTACAAGACAATTTTTCAGGTGTTATGTATGGAATTATCAATTCCGTGAATACTGCTGTTTCAAGTCTGTACGATTTAGAACAGTCAATGAATGCTGATGTTGATACAGGCAACCTTGAAGTAGCACGGAATGAAATTGAACAGATGGCTGATGCTGTTGATGAATTAAATGCAGCATGCAATCAGAACGCACCTGATATTGCACCGCCTGTTGTGGATGGGGGAAACGGTCAGGTTATAAACGTGGATGTGAACCCAATACTTCCTGACCCTTTGGTTGAAAATCCTGAACCAATCAGACCTGAAATTCAGCCAAACGCACCGCCTGACCCTATCAACGTACCGATTCAGTGGGAATCTGACAACTTGGATGTGTTCACAGGAACAGGTGTTGAACGATTTCAGCAAGAAGTTCAGAGTGCAAACGATATGTTGAACACACTGAACACCACACAGGCAAGGATTTCACAGACCGCACAGGGAATGGATATACTGCCGGATGCAGCAGTTCAGGACATGAACACCATGCAACAGCGGTTATCTGCAATTCAGCAGCGGATTCAGCAGATTGAGAACAACCCGGTAAATGTTGGGGCAGACAATGCAAATGCAGAACTGGAACAGTTGCGTATGCAGTTGAATCAGGCTATTCAGGAACAAAATTCACTGAATCAGGCAATGCAGAACATGGATGTTTCTGCTGCCAATGATGCCTATTTGCGTTTGTCACAGACGGTTGGCAACACAGAAAGGTACATCCGTGACAATGTGGATGAACAGGGGCGTTTCAATCAAGAAATTGCAAGCGGTACACAACAGGCAAATGAACTGACCAACACCATCAAACGGGCAGTTGCAGCCTATGTCAGTATTCAGTCAGTTGGGAAAGCACTGAACATTTCAGACGAACTTGCAAGCACAACAGCAAGATTAAACCTGATGAATGATAAACTGCAATCAACGGAAGAATTGACTAACATGGTTTATGCTGCTGCACAAAATTCAAGGGGGGCATTTTCTGATATGGCTGCAAATGTTGCCAAAATCGGAAATCTTGCGGGCGATGCTTTCAGCAGTTCAGAACAGATTGTTGTTTTTGCTGAACAGTTGAACAAGCAGATGAAACTTTCAGGAGCATCTACACAGGAAGCAAGTGCAGCAATGTTACAGTTGACGCAATCGTTAGCCAAAGGTTGCCTGAATGGTGATGAACTTACTTCTGTTATGGAAAACGGTTCAGCGGTAACAAAAACGATTGCTGAGTATATGGGAATTACCCAAGGAGAACTTAAAGACCTTGCAGCAGAGGGACAAGTTACATCTGATATAATTATTGCAGCAATGCTTGGTGCAGCAGATCAGACAAACGCAGCCTTTGAAACATTACCTATGACGTGGGCAGATGTTTGGCAGAGCATGAAAAACAGTGCTTTGGTTGCGTTCCGTCCAGTATTGCAAAGAATCAACGATTTGGCGAACAGTCAGGCGGTTCAGACTTTTGTAAATGGTGCGATTGAAGCAATGGCAGTACTTGCAAATATCGTATTGAACATTTTTGACCTGATTGGAACAGTTGGCGGTTTTATTGCTGATAACTGGTCAGTGATTAGTCCTATCATTTATGGTGTTATTGGTGCGTTGGCGGTATATGCAGCCTACCTTGGTATTGTAAAAGCTATTGAGATAGCATCCGCAGCAGCAAGCATGATTCATTCATTGGCAATGTCGGCAAAGATTGCTGTTATGGCAGCAGTTACCGGGCAGACAATGGCAGCAACCGCTGCACAGATGGGGTACAACGGTGCTTTATATGCGTGTCCTGTTGTTTGGATTATTATGTTGCTGATCGCACTTATTGCAATAATTTTTGCCGTATGTAATGCAATAGCCAAGATGACAGGTATTGCAAATTCAGGGTTCGGTGTGATTACTGGTGGTGTGAACGTGGTGATTCAGTTCTTCAAGAACTTGGGTCTTACCGTGGCAAACATTGCTTTGGGTATTGGTAACGCCATTGCAGCACTTGCATCCAATATGATGACGGCATTTCACAATGCTATCTGCAACGTACAGTCATGGTTTTACAATCTGTTATCAACCGCCTGTTCAGTAATTGAAAATATAGCAGCAGCCTTGAACAAGTTGCCGTTTGTAAGTTTTGATTATTCAGGCATCAGTTCAGCAGCAGATGACTATGCAGCCAAGGCAAGTGAAGCAGCCGGAAACAAAGAGGACTACACCAGTATTTCAGATGCGTTCAATGAAGGTTTCACAACCTTTGATGCGTTTCAGGACGGTTGGGCATCAGATGCTTTCAATGCGGGGGCAGCATGGGGGGATGGTATTGCTGATAAAGTATCAAATTTCAGTTTGTCAGACTTGTTTGGTAAAACGGAAGTACCTGACCCGGCATCATATGCTGATGGTTTCAATGATGTAATAGCAAATTCCGGCATTGGTGACGGTGTTGGAAGTATTGACGATAACACAGGTAAAATCAAGGATTCTTTGGAAGTATCAGAGGAAGAATTGAAGTATTTGCGTGATATTGCAGAACAAGAAGCAATTAACAGATTCACAACCGCTGAAATCAATGTTGATATGTCAGGTATGCAGAACACCGTGAACAGCGGTGATGACATTGACGGTTTTATGACCAAACTGACAGATTCAGTCAATGAAGCGGTAGACAATATGACGGAAGGGGTGCATGAATAACCCCAACAGTGCAAAAGTCCTTGGTGCAGATCAGGGACTTTTGTTTTGCCTTGAAAGATGATATTATTAAGGCAAATAAAAAAGGGGTGAAGTAATATGTCACAATCAATTCCTTCATTTTGGGACAGTCCTTATTTTGTCCCTGAACCTGACAACTGGCATCTGACAGAGGATGCCCCGGAAGAATTAAAGAAAGAATTTGCAGAGTATATGGAAAATGAAAAGGGCATAAAAGTCAGACAGTTGTTTTCAGAAGTTGATTTCCCACCTACAATGACACAATTTTTTGATTTAGATAGTGACGAACTACTGGATGAAAAGATTGCAGTTTTGACAGCATTGAAAGATGGAAAACAGATTGCAGATATTCCAACTTTTTATGATATTTTGGAATTATACCCCAAAGACGGGGAACATTGGGACTAAAAAGCACGGTTATTTGACCGTGCTTTTTTAATACCTTAACAAGTTATCAATCAATTAAACCAAGCGTTTATATAAGCGTTATATGAAACCCTGATATAATACTTTTACCCTTTTGCATGGGGAATATTATTTTGGAGGTTTCAGAAGATGAAGAAAAAGAAGATTGTGGTTAGTATGCTTGTGGTATGCCTGTTATGTGTGAATCTGTTAAGCATGGCAGTAAAAGCAGAAACAACACCAACTGTTCATGTAGTATCAGATTGGTATGATTTTAAGAATGCAGTGCAGTATTCACAGGATGGGGATGTAATTGCTGTTTACGGTGTAGTTGATTTGGGTGATGTTGTTAAGATCGGCAGCAGTTCCAAGCACTTGACGATTGAAAGAGGTTCAGCAGATGGTTATATCATTTTCGGCTATACGCATGAAGAAGTGATGAACACAACCTTTGACGGCGGTGGGATTGTATCATCATATTCTTGGATAACAAGCCAACATGAAACAACCTTTACAAATTGCACGTTCAAAAATTTTGGAAGCAAGGAAAATCTTTCAAGCAGTGGAAGTGTTGGCGGTGCGGTAAAAGTTCAATCAGGTTCATGTGTGTTCAATACCTGTACTTTTGAAAACTGTTATGCCCTTGAGGGTGGTGCTATTAACATAGATGGTGATGCACAGGTTGAAATCAATGACTGCATTATAAAAAATGGTGGTGCAGTAAGTTGTGGCGGTGCTGTTTATAACAGTTCGTATGCTGCAACCTGTACCATATCAGGCAGTGAGATCACTGGGAACACTGCACATGATTTTGGCGGTGGGGTCAGCAATGCCGGGAATATGACCATAATAGGCACGAAAATATATGCAAATAGTGCGGTGAATGGTGGTGCTGATGTCGCAACAAAGGTTTCAGGTGTGACAACTCTGAAAGATACTGTTGAACAACTCAATGAACTGTTCAGCAGTGACAATATTGAAGTGAATGGTTGGGTATGTGACTATGATTTTGATGAAAATATTTATATCCCGGATGTGACCCCAACAAATGAAAATGCACTGTTGAAATTGAACTATTCAGAAAAGCAGCCGGAAACACCTGACCCAACAGAACCAACAGACCCGGTTGAGCCGTCAGAACCTTCTGAACCATCAACACCAACAGACCCGGAAAAACCGGGTGAAATTGAACCCGGAACAGAACCAAGTGAAACACCTGAACCGACAAAACCGGGAAAAGAAGAACCTGATGATAAAACTGAACCGTCAAAATCTGATAATGTGACAAATACAGATAATTCAAGCACCAATACAAGCAATGTCAGCAATGGTGACACAGTGAATAGCACCACAACCAACACAACAACGGACAATTCAAGCAGCCGGGTTGATAATTCAAAAGTGAACAGCACAGGAGACACCAATACCACCACAACAACTAATACCACAAATAACTATTATCAGGTAGCAAACGGGGACACATCACAACCCACCATTCAGGACAGCACCCCACAACATGAAAGCAATACATATATTGTTTATCCCAATAACGGGGATACAGTCACACAGACTGACGAAGCACCCAAGGCGGTCAAGGATGCTGACCCGGTGCAGAATTTTAGCATTGATGCAAAGAGTGTTGACTGCAAGATTGAATTGGTGGATGGAAAATATAACATCACTATCAACGCAGATCAGCAACAGACATTGGTGGATGATTCAGCCAATGGCAGCAGCATGGATTGGTTGCAGATCATTCAGGCGGTCTTGTTGGTTGCTATTCTTATATGCCTTGTCAGAAAGCCTAAAGACCGTCAATGATAAAATATAAGGGTATAGGGTAGAAATGCCCCATATAACGCTTATATGAGTTGTCAGCGGTGTTGTAGCATGGTAAAATACTGATGAAGCAGATGAAAATAACGTGCGGTGTGTTCAGTGGTGGCAATGCCGTCATTTTGCCACCGCCCCACAAGATATACAAAGAACTGCAAAGATTTTTAACTCTGAACTTATTATAAAACCTTGATTTTTCAAGGCTTGCAAGGTTTAACAAGAGCGTAAGAGATACGGAAAAACAGAAGTTTCAACAGACGTATCATGTGGAGACAGTTGTCAAATTATCCCTCAAAAAAGATACACCTAAGATTGAGGTTACAATGGAGCCTGATGAAGAGAGTAATTATACACCAGAGGAAAAGGCTACTTATTCAAAGATTAAGGAATATGTGAAGGAAAAGTATGGTGTGAATGTGCATACTTCTTATATTGCACAGGTGAAGCGGATGTGTGGTCTGGATATGGGCGAGAATTATAATAACTCCAAGAAGGAAAATCAAGAAGTGAAGCAGTGTCCGCAGGAGAAGGTGGAGTATATTAAGGATGCGTTGAGGTACTATAAATTAATTTAGTTTTTATGGAAAAAGGAGAGTGTTCTATGGCTAGAATTTATCATTATACAAAGATTAATACATTAGAGTTAATGTTGCAGAATGGTACAATTAGATTAAATGCATTAAAAAACATGGATGATTTACTTGAGGGGAGAAGTCAAGATGATTTTGATTTTTCACATTATTATTATGCAAGTAGTTGGACTATGTGCGGAGAAGAAAGTATCCCAATGTGGTTTATGTATACTGATAAGATGAAAGGCGTAAGAATAGAAGCAAATGACAATTTTTTGAGCGTCGATGCGGATATCAAAGATTGTCATATTAAGAACTGTGTAGATGACCGTGTATTAGCCTTTAAAATACATAGTAAAGATGATGATGGATTTTTGGTTCCTGTAGAATATACAGAAGAGAAACCAAAATTTTTAACAGGGCATCCAAGAGGATACATTGCTGAAGAAAACTATAAGATTGGTAGAGTAAAACCTATGGCATGGGCATTTCAAAAAGAAATCCGATTCTTATTACAGGGAATGTCTATGGATAATATTGCTAAATTTGGAGATACGTTATTTCAGAAATTTATGAATGCTGCAATTAACCAATATGGAAATGATTTAGAGTATATAGATTTGAAATTTGATTTGAGAAAGTGGAAAGATGCAAATTTTATTCTGGGTCCAAATACATCAGATGATGATTTGCAAAAAGTGAAAAATATGTTGTCAAAGTATATTGAAGGTTTTACAGGTTGTGTAAAAAAAAGTGATTTGCAAATACGATTTTAAACATAAGAAAAGAATATTGAATAAGTGTAAAAACTTGTAAGTATTGACAACGCTTCGCCTATGACGATAAATCAAGGGTGAGATGGTGTCATTTCTTATATTTATAAGTTGTCAGAGAAGAAGGTTGAAAGATACCTTCTTTTTTGATATCTATAACAAAAAGATTGATTCAAAATATTTGAGATGTTAGAATAAAAAGTAGTAGGTGGTACTGCTAAAGTAGTAAAAATAATTGTTGACACACAAATAAAAAAGAGTTATTATTATTTTGCTAATAGTAACTACTACTGAAAGGAGGATTAATATGTTAGTAACAAAAATTGTCAAAATAGAATTTGCTAATTCAGAATGGCATGCGGTTGATTGTATTCATGATTTGAGAAAAGCGGCTAAAAGTGCATCATTAAATCTGTACTCTAAATATAATGTTCGAATAGAGTTGCCTCGAATTGTAAATGATACACAGGTGGTTATGGATATGCGGATTCCAGAAGAGATTGTAGAAACCTTTAGTATAGGGAATCATCTGAGAGGCGTATCTGCTTACTTAATGAAATACTGTGATGGTAGATATAATGAAGCAGTTGTTGGTAATCGCATATTGAATTATATAGTCATACCTATGCCTGAATCAGAGGATGTTCAGATTCCGATGGTTCAGAGATTAGCATTGATAGCAGAAATGGCAGAATTGCTTAAAAACTCGGATAGCGAGACTAATGATAAAATAGCAAGAATAATTACTATTTTACATGAATAATTAAGGAGGTTTAGAGATGTATCCAAATAAATATTATGTGGAAATGAAAATAGCAACAAGATTGTCTTCAGCTTTTAATTTGAACGAATTGCAAATTCTAGAGAATGCAAGAATTAGACATAATAATTATTTTGTTAATGCTTCTAACAGACAGACAAAGAATAGGAGGTATATTTCACAAATTATAACAAAAGGGGATATAATAGGATTTTATTTAGAAACAGAATATCCAGTTTCTAACATACAAAGAATTGGCAATGCACTCTGTATGTATGCAATAATGGCTGTTGATAATGGGTTTGGTGTTTATGTAGCAAATCAGCGATTGATGAGAGCAGCGTAGTATAGAAAGAAGGTTGAAATACACCTTCTTTTTTTATACCCATTTTTAAGGAGGTGGTGCCAAAAAGTATACAAAAATACTGGAACGTTTCGTAAAGGGATGTACATACATTTCGGGACTGTTTATCAGTCCTTTTTTAGTAGTTTCAAAAAGTACACATTTCAGGACTAAGGAAGGAGCAAATAATCATGAAGAGATATGGTTATCACAGAACAAGTACAAGAGAACAGCATTTAGACAGAGGCATCAAGAAGATTACAGCTTATTGTGAGCAGAACAATCTGGAACTGGAAAAGATATTTACTGACCAGCAGACAGGAAAGAATTTTAATCGTCCAAGATATCAGGTATTAAAAGAGGATGTATTAAGAGTAGGTGACGAGTTGATTATTACTGAGGTAGACAGGCTTGGTAGAAATAAGCAGGAGACATTAAAGAAGTTGCAGTATTACAGGGATAATGGCATCCGTGTAAAGATACTGGAACTTCCAACTACACTTATGGATTTATCAAAGCTGGATAATGCTATGGCTCGTATGCTGATGGAAACCATCAATAATATGCTTATAGAACTATATGCAGCTATGGCTCAGGCAGAGATTGAGAAGAAAGAGAAACGACAGCGTGAAGGTATAGATTCTAAAAAGGCTCGTGGTGAATGGGATGATTACGGCAGACCAGCAGTGATGCCGATTGATGAATTTTCAGAGCATTATCAGAAAGTGGTGTCAGGAGAAATCCGTCCGTTTGAACTGATGAAACAGCTTGGCATGAGTAAGAGTACATATTACAGATAG